TGGTGCATCGCCATGCTATCGCCTGGTGCATCGCCATGCTATCGCCTGGTGCATCGCCATGCTATCGCCTGGTGCATCGCCATGCTATCGCCTGGTGCATCGCCATGCTATCGCCTGGTGCATTGCCATGCTATCGCCTGGTGCATCCAGCACAAACGATCACAACCGCGCTTATATAGAAGAAACAAACAAAACACAAATTTATTCAATTTTAATACATAAAACGTTTGACAACCAAAACACGCCATGATATTATATGTGTGTAAGGAACAACAAACACAAACAGGAGGCGCTTAATCATGTATCAAGAAGTCAATGAAATCGCAACAAAGAACGCCGCTTCACTTGCCAATCACCTGGAAACAACAAACCTAACAATCATTGAAAAGATCGAAGCGGTCGAAGACTTCCGCAGCACATTAGCCAATTCAAACGCCTTAACAATAGCAGCAGCAGAAGAAATCCTATCAAACTATCTGACCTATTTAACAAACAACTAACACAAAAACCAGGAGGAAACAACCATGACAAACTTAAAAGAAATTTGTATCAATGAAGGCATCGAACTCACGCAACTACCAGATCACGCAATATACATTCTACCAGATGGATCACTTATTGATGGTTGCTTTTATGACGGTGACCGCAGCGAAGATCATAGACTAGCTGAAAGCCTTTCAGAATTCAATCGCTATGACGGCAACCGCTTCTGGTTAGACCTATTCAATAACTTAAACATGATCATGTTAGTACCGGAAACAAAAACGATCCTAATCACCAAACAACAAACCATCACACCAGCACAAACCGAACAAATGAACATGTTGATAGACAATTACTACTATACTATCGAATTATTCCAATAAATTCTAATTAGCTAAAGTCCCGGAACACCTTCCGGGCCTTCCTGGTAACTAAAATTTAGGAGGAAAACACAATGAAAAATCTAACAACTCACTTTACAAACATCACGAAAGGCGTTTCAGATTCACGGCCGATCTTACAAGGCATCACCTATAACAAAGAATCCGGCTTTATGGCCGCAAACGATTCACATCGCATGCTTTACTTTAAATCCGAACAAATTCCCGCCACATACGTCCAAAACCCGTTAACACTTGAATTTCTTGATGGTCATTATCCAGATGTAACACGTTTACTATCTACAACTGGTAATAACGTTCTATTCGATCCGCGCGACATCACACCACAATTCATCGCTTTGTTAAAAGCCATGAAAAACGATGTGATCGAAATTAAAATTCAATCCAATCTACTTTCTTTCCATAAAGAACACGAAGGCTCCTTCTTTTCAATCGGATTGGAAAACACGGCGACAGAAAACGAAGTGATCGCAGCCAATGCTAAATATGTATTACAAGCGATCCAATTTGTAGCGGATGCATACAAGTTCCACACAAAAGAAAGCGTCACATTCAATTATACAACATGTTTACGTCCCTTCACCTTCCGTACATCATGTTACGACTATCTAACAACACCTATCCGCAGATCTTAATTCTAATTAGCTAAAGTCCCGGAACACGTTCCGGGCCTTCCTGGTAATTAAAATTTAGGAGGAAACAAACATGAAACATCAATATGAAAACATCGACCAAAATACGCAGATCGCCATCAATTTGTATTTAGAAAAGCTAGTTCGCTTAAAAGATCGCTTAACAGAAGCCGAACGGGAGTACAGCTTTCTACAATTTCTAAATACCTTAGTTTTAACAGATGCGGACCGTTTTAACATTTATACAAATACCACATCTGAAGCTTATTAAATTCTAATTAGCTAAAGTCCCGGAAACGTTCCGGGCCTTCCTGGTAACTAAAATTTAGGAGGCAACCAACATGAACGAACAAATTTTTACACCACAATTCCGCGCCGCTTTCCAATCACTTGTCAATTACCATGTAATTGATTGGCAAACGATAAAAACCGATATAGTCAAACAAACCGGAGCAACCGGGCAACCTTATTATGAAATCCCATCACATGAAACCAAATCAGGACAACCGGAAATATTTCAACTGAATTACGAAGACGCGTACGACAACGATCCAAATTACTACAACCTTAAATTCTAATTAGCTAAAGTCCCGGAAACCTTCCGGGCCTTCCTGGTAACTAAAATTTAGGAGGAAACAAATATGTGCTATCCAATAACAACAGAAGAAGCAATCAAATTCTATTCTTTTCCACATTTAATTGAAATCGAAGACAACTGTCATTCTATACAGGATATTTCAAACCTCTACCATCACACTTATTTAGATGCACCAAAGAACACGGAACAGGTTTTTGTATTTGAAACAATCGAACAATTAGATACGTTCTTGATGGAAGTATGCAGCGGAAAGATCACACCAGATGATTTCTATCCAAGGAATCCAACCCTATGGCTTTTCCGCGTAACGAAAAATTTAGAAGTCATTGGTTATATGGTAGTGTGCTAAATTCTAATTAGCTAAAGTCCCGGAACACGTTCCGGGCCTTCCTGGTAACTAAAATTTAGGAGGCGTACCATGATCCACATCCCATCATTCTTACTAGCCGTCTTTCTCACCGCAAGCTATTTTCACATCTTTAAGGAGGAACAGTCATGATAACCTGGAAGACACACGACAGCATATACATCGCCCGCAACCCGCTAAACGGGGTCTATTCTTTCGACATCCTCAACCATAACGAAAAAATGTTAGGCGTTATATTACCGCGCAACGCATCCGAACAAAAGAAACTAATCCACCAACTCAACACCGATACAGTACTAAAGCACTATCAAATTTTTTGGATGGGTGGTTATTAAGATGTCAACACAAGAAAAAGCCTGGTTAGACCGATTAGACAACGCACTAGCAGCCATTTATAACCGTGACACACTCACAAAAGATGATAAATTTTTTCTTTCCTATAATCTGCTACAATCGCATTGCATGGGCAACGTGACTTTGTCTACTTTTAAACTTGCGATGCGCATCCGGGAACACTACCAGGATCAGGAGGGGAACTAACATGGACGTTCTTTTTTTCTCCCTCCTCCTTTTAATCTTCCTATCCATCTTACATACCCACAACAACCACAAGCGCTACAAGGCCGCACGGTACGCCCAGGAGATGCAACAAGAAATAGACTTCTTGCACGAAGAATGGCAAACCTTACGGCAAAAAATCGCAAATAATGCCATAAGCGACAAAACAAACAACCTCCCATACGTCCTGGATCAAGTCCTCCAACGCTATTTCGATTTAAATATCCGCATCCCGCTGGATATCATCGAAGAAGCCGCGCGCCTTACCTGGACAGACGAAAGCGAAGTGATCGCCTATATCGAACAGCAACGAAACCACTGGAAACTAGAGTGTCAAAAGAAAGGATTGAAATAACATGAACGTACACGAACGTATTGATTTTATCTTAAACAAACACTTTCCCGCAAGCGTGAAACGGAAGCACCTCTCACACCTAATGCTGCATTTAGGCGATTATAGCGAAGATGCGGACGAACTCGGAAAAGCCTATGATCGCATCTGTACCGCGTTGGAACAACTGGATAATGAAATTACTTCTTTAAATCAGGCACACGAATTTAAATCCCGAAAATATGAACAACGCGCCATTGAACGCTTTACGCACTCGCATTTTGGAAAGGTACCAATAACACCACTCACCGGCACAGAACTGGATCGCACACTAGAATTTTTCCTCACCTACAACATCTTGTCGATGCATCAAGTCCAGGAAATACGCGCCAAAGCAGCAGCCTATCTTAGATAAACACAAAAAAAGCCTACTAGATTCACTCAGTAGGCTTTTTTCGTGTGTTGCTATTGGTAACAAACAAATAAAGGAGGTTTATCCAAAGGAGGCGTACTTTGAACACCTTTAGTATAACACAAGAAAACGCTACTTTATACAGTTGGATGGAAACGATGCAATTTTATTTTACTGTATATTCATCCTCTTAAACAACTCATATCCCACGTTCCGCATCACTTGATTATCAAACCGCAGCTGACCATTCAAGAACGCGCTCACCAGCTTTTTCAAGTAGTAGTTGTTTTTCCACTTCGTCATCATGATCGTGTTCTCGTCCAGGTCATCGGTACTTAACGCGAATATCTTCTTACTTGTCGGATCGAATTCCGTACACAAGTACATCGTGCGCTCCGTGACCCAAATGCCCATCGTCATACCATTGTACACCACCGCGAAAACAAACTTGCTCTCTTTGGCCCGCTTTTCAATAAAGATGCTGCTATCGTTCACAAATTCGTTATCCAGGGACATATCCCCATAATCGGTCCCGTCAATCAAACGTCCGAACCGCGTTTGCCGGCGTTCGTTGGAAAAATCATGGCTATCCGGTATTTCAATCAAAATATCCTTGTAGGCATTGAAACGCTTGTCAATGTTTGGCACCAAACCAAAATATAAAAAGTACGGGTTGACCACACTCACCGCATTGGATAAACACACGCAGCGCACGTTCTCCCGATCCCGGAAGACGGTATCCATTAAGTTCAACAAGGCGTTGACTTCGTTTGGTAAATAGCCGCTGTTATCCTTCTCGCGGATAAACTCGTCAAAGATAATCGTGGTCACTTTCGGATAGGCGTTCGACTTCTCCGATTGCCAGGCGGATAATGGGATCGCATAACCAGCCAGCTTCCCGTCAATCAGAAATTCCCGTCCCTTGACCGCAAACGTATGACCAGGAAAGGCATCCTTCACATCATTAAAGTACGTCTTGATTTTTTTAAGTTCCGGCTTGTAGCGCCGTAAATAAATGAATTGTTGTTCCAGCGGTTGTTTGGTTTTTGGGTCCACCTTCAGGAATTGTTTGATTACATGTTCCTTCATCGAATACGACTTCCCAATCCCCCGCGCGCCGATCACGCAATTTAAAATCCGGTTGTAACTCAACATCTTCCCCGGATTGTAGTAAAAAGCACTCCCCATTTAGACTACCCCTTTACAACAATCGCATCAAAGCCGGCTGTTTTCAATTTTTCCTTCATTTTATCGGCATTGCCTTTTACCTTATAAGCCCCCACCTGGACCCGATACAAAGACCCTGTCGCATCCGTTTCAGGTTCCGCGGGTGTTTGCACTTTTCCGGTAATGGCTTCCACCAGACCCATTGCAAGGGCATTCTTGTTGGCTTGATAGATTTTCATATCGTTGGCATTGTCGATGAAACAAACTTCCACCAACCGATAATTAAACCCTTTTGTCTTGCTGACTTCCATGTTTTCAATCCGGTTCCCTAAAGCGGTGGAGCGTTTTTTGAATCCACGGCTGACAAAATACGTGTCCAACACAGCCAACAATTTCTTGTCCAAGGCATCCGGTTCAAAATCCGCATGGATCAAGACTTCACACCCATACGCTTGCGTATTGAACGCGTTGAAATGAATTTCCGTAATCGAATCCCATCCTGTATGCTTCCCCATTGTGCGATAGGCATAGACATCATGATCCGTGATGAAACTCATTTCCTCCCCAGCGTAGGCATCCATCAGCGTACACAATTCTTTGGTGAGGTTGTTCTCTTTATACCCGTTCCCTTCCGCACCGTAATCAATCCGGCCGGAGGGTTGTTTGCCGTGTCCGGCAATGACTAAATGTTTTCCCATTGGTTCCACTCCCTTTTCGTTTACCAGGCCCCATACAATCCCTGGGATAACAACAGATGGATCAGGGCCGGCATTTTTGACGTTGGTGTTTCGGGGTCCGTTCCACCACCGTCCACAATGATCGAACTGGCTAAATAAATTTCAGGGTCAATGAACACCCCGACTTGCCCATCATCGGCATAACTCCCGTATGGCGTTGTACTGATCGCAAAGTGTAAATGCACCCCGGTACTGTCCCCGGTGGTTCCCATCAACGCAATCGTGTCCCCGCGCTTGACGGGTTGGCCCACCGATACGCTATTGCTTAAATTATGCTGATAGGTGGAGAAATACGTGTCCTGGCTGTGCTGGATAATCACATAGTTCCCACGCGCACTATCATATTGACTTCTCACCACCGTACCATCCATGGTCGCAAAAATAGGGTCCCCGCTTGCGCCACCGAAATCGGTCCCCAGGTGATCATTGGTTCCGATGTCAATATCCCGGTACCCGAACGGGCTGGTAATAGGCGTTTCCGGATAAACGGGTTTTAGCGGCTGGATTGTAATCGACCCACCTCCGGAGAACGACAGTTCATTGAAACACCGGTTCGCAAAGGCAATCCGGTCCGGTAAACTGTCCAGGTTCGCGGGTGCTTCATAGAAGCGTATGAAATATTCCGTCAAGGTCGCAACATCGTTGTTGTTGGTATTCAGCGCGAACGAACGGAAATCATACGGCGGGGTACCGTAGATTTTAGGTCCCCATTGAATGTTGTTGATGGTTTCGTAGTTGATGCGCGCCATGTGTGTATCGCCATTGGTGTGATCCAGGCCGTTGGCGGTTGCCCAATCAATCAGCTTCGTGGCAGGGGTCCATTGTACCAAACCGTACCCACGTTCCAACGAATGGTTGTAACCAAACTCCCATATGTTCGGGTTGATCCAGCTTTCGGCGCGCATATTCCCACATAAAGCACAAATGCTGGCTTTATCCCAACCCCAACCCATACATAAATCAGCAACGATCTGTGCGTTGTTCAAACTTTCCGCTTCGGTTAAAATCGTATCTTCTGTTGTAATCCAGGACACATTTCTCACTTCCTTTCTACATATTGTACCACAATGAAAGCAGCCGTTTCACCGAAAGAATGGGATTTTACTCCGGTGAAAACGGCGCTTTTCATTTCAGGTTGTTGTCAGTTTGGTTCTATTATTAGTTTTCGATGTAGTATCCAGACAAGTAAAGAGTTCCGCTTGCAGTGACGTCAAAAGCAGACATAACGCCAGCATTTAGTGTATAAAACTGTAGGCGAGAACCAGCTTTGTTAATTAAACCTTCCAATTTTGCACCGGCAGCCACGGGTATTATCCCAAACACATAAACAGGATGAAAATCAACACCATTTTGCAAAACAGTTTTTGGTAGTGGTATCCTCATTTGTCCTGTTCCGGTGTGTCCTGTCCACGCTATTGATATTTCAAAGTATATCTTTTTGCCTACTTTAACATACCTCCCATTTTGAGAACTATAGGTTGCTTCTCCAACCGTGGTTGCCCCTTGAATTGATGGGGTAAACACCGTAGTTTCTACACCGTCTAAAATATCTCTTGATACAGTCGATTGGTCGTTATGTAACGCAATGTTGTTTGTGTTTTCAGTATCCATGTTTTCACGACTCAACCTATTTATCACACTTTTTGACAAACTGATAACATAAAAAGTTTTTAAATTATTTTTACTTTGAATGTTCAACATTTCAAGGTTATTTAAAGTTGTGTAATTGTCCACATAAAATAACGTTACAGTAGGTCCTATGGCAGTTGTGTCATTCATTCTAATGTTATCCAATATCAGGTTATCAATAATACAATTAGGTGTCCCCGTTGTGCTGTAGGCATATATTCCAACGTTACCGACATTATTCGCGCGAAGATAATCATCACCATCAATTAAGATATTCCTAAGTTTTAACGTTCCGCAATTACCATTAACGGCAAAGAACCTCCACGATGAAACGAACCATTCCATATCTATGTTTTCAAACATTATCTTATCGAAGTCACCGGAACCAATGTCAAGTGTTGACATTACAGCTAAATAAGCAGCTTTTCCGGTTACGTTGCGTATGCTAACGTTGTGTATTTTAGATGTTCCGGATAACAATCGCATGCCCTGTCCACCTTCGTGGTTATTAATGATGATGTCATCTATGGAGATGTTGTTCATGTCACCCATTGTAGCAAATGGACCATGCCCAACATCGTCAGCATTTAAAGCTATCGCATTATCTTCGGATTTTATCCGACACTTTGTTATGGTCATGTTGTCAATGGGGCCCATAAAATGAAAACCATCGCAGTTATTCTGAATTTCGTTTCCGACATTCATATCAATGTTTTCGATCTCGATATTTTTTGCGTTACAAATCAAAAATCCATAAGTAACCGTGTTTATAATGCGTGTCGGTTTAAAGATGAGATTTTCGACACCGCTAAGAAATATGCCTGAAATAATGGAAGTTGTATTGGGTTCTCCATCCCATTTTTTAGTTTGATTCGGACGATTTCCATCCCATATTCCACCGATTATTTTTATGTTTTTATCAATAATGGTCAATGTATTCTGAGTTGTCATATTGGCATTTTCTAGAAGTCGGGTATTCGCCCCATCCGCTAGTTTTAAAACGGCAAACGGGTCAACCTCCAAGGTTGTGTTGCTATAAATTTTAAGTGTCGAACCAATTAAATAAGGTGTAATTTTATAAGGTATTTTAACCTTACCTCCACCCAATGAATTTACATGAGCTAAAGCACGATTAATAGCTTGCGAATCATCAACGTCTGTTAGTTCTTTAAAACTTGACGGTAAATACGCTATCTCTGCCAACTGTTGCTCAGCTGAAAGCAAGCGATTCGCATATGTTGATTCAATTTGTTGAAACTCATTTGCAACCTCTTGCACAACCGTTTGTTCAATCACCGCACTGCCCACCAACGTGTCAAACGTATCTTTGCGTTCCACCTCCGCTGCCATACGGGCATTCTCGTTCGCGATCCGTTCGAGTTCGTTGGCTTTACGCGTGTGTTCATTCAAGTAACGTACGTTCTCCTGGGCTTGCCATCTGCTTTCGGATTTGTTCACGCCTTTAAGTGTTTCACTCACCGTGAGGGTAAACGCATCTTTCAAGTAGCTAACTTCGGTTTCTACGTTTTCCACCAGCTCGTCCAAGGCATAAGCTTTCACCAGATCCGGCAAGACTTCCGCAGATAAGCTGCTGTTCACGCCGAACAAGAAAGTGACACTCGCAATCACCGTCAGATTCTTCTTCAATAGGACGGTGCCTTCGTATTGCCCGAACGGCAACGGATTCCTAAACGTGTAGCTAAATGGCGAACTGTTGACATCCAGTCGTTCGATCAGGACCGTTTGGCGGTTGGCGTTTTCGCTCGCGTTGCGGATGGTTAAACTAGCAACCGTTCCGGAAACGTCCGCGGTGGTTGTAAAGGTTAGAACCCCCGATGCTTCATCGGAGGAACTGAAACTTTGCTTCGTGTCGTAAACGGCGGCGGTGGTTGTGATGTTTAAGGGGATCAGAATTTCTTTCATATTACACTCTCCAATTATCGACTTTTGTTTTGATTTCAGATACCGCGGTTTTCAGGTCTTCAAAGCCATTCAAGGCGGTAGTGAGTTCTTTGATCGTTTCGCGGTAGTTTTGTTCACGTGCGTCGTTCGTTTTGATGACGTATAGTAACATGCCAATAAATAAAACCGAGAATGTGATTTGTTCCCCATTTGTAAGGGCTGATTGGATAAGTTCCATTGTATGTCCTCCTTTTTATACAGCGTCGAGATTCGTAAGATTGCGATACTGACCACTTGCCAACGTGTTTACCTGAACATTAGTAAATGTGCTTAATAAATCGTATTTTTGGACAACGTCCCCGCCAGGTGAGTTCATTTCAACTGACCCGTTGATGCGCACGTTCTTGTATGCTTTCGGACCTTCAGCAAAGAACACATAACTTACGTTAAAATTTGTTGGTGGGACAAAGTCTTGCACGTTCACGTCAATAAGTACATTGGTTGCATTTTCATAGAACGTGAACACGTTTTTCATCACGTTTTGGATGTTCCCACTAATGCGGAGATTGTTCACGGCCCCAAAGAATTCCGCCAGGCGGGCAAAGCGTTTTGTGTAACCATGTACGGCGTTGGACATGCCGGAGATGTTGACATCAATGGTTACATTTTCCGTGCCGGTAAAGCGGAACAAGGAGTCCCGGTTCTCGTATATATGGTAGTGAAGATTGCCCGTAAATACGCCGTCCCGGCAATAGCCCGCAAAGTACCCGAGGCCGCCCTCAATTTGGTTCCCTGTCATAAGAAAGGACGTTCCGACACGGTCAATATCTGCCGTGTTGTCAAACGCTACCGCCGTGCAATAATGGAAGCGATTGTTGCGCAAAACCCACCCGCGATAGCCGGTATTATACTTCTGTATATCGTATGGCCCTTCCTCAATCTGCTCGCGAGGATGATAGTTGATTTTGATAATTTGGTGCGTGATGTTGTTCATATTGCACCCTTCAATGTTGACCCCACGCCCCCATGCGACAACAAGCTTGCTCGCATAGGAAAAGGTAGAATTTTTCAAGTGTATATCAAAGTCAAGTCGCTTATAGGTGCGTGCATCCAAAAACATGGTTCCATCTGATTCCGCCGCCGGATTAATTGACCATATGATCATATTGTCAACTGTGAACATTTCCGACTTCACGCGGAAGCCAACTTGCCCCGTGTAACAAATTTTAGCGTAACCCAAGCCCAAAAAACGCAAGATGTGTGTGTTGTCGGGAATTTCTAGCGTGTTCACTAGGTAATAACTGCCCGGGGTCGGTGGGAATAGGACGGTTGCGTTGTTCTGTCCGCTAACGGCGTTTATTGCCGCCTGAATAGCCCCCGTGTCATCGGTAACCCCGTCGCCTTTTGCGCCATAGTCTTTCACATTTGTTACAATTTGTGCCAACTGTCCTTGCAAAGCGGTCAGGTCGGTCACGTTGGCTTTGTTGTCCAACTGTCCTTGCAAAGCGGTCAGGTCGGTCACGTTGGCTTTGTTGTCCAATAATTCTGTGGTGAGGATATCCGCCAAGGTACCGTTGTTCAACCACTCTTCCAAAATAGCCACCAGGTTCGTGGGCAAGACTTCGTTTTCAAGGTTGCTTTTGAAGGTTTCCAGGCTGTCGTTCAACGTATTGACCACTTCAGCAACCGTGGTGAGGTCGCCTTGTGTGGTGTGGGACAGACTGTTGAAATTATCCGCAATCTGATTCAAGAACGAAATCACGGCGGTCATTTGTTCATACAAGTCCAACGAATTGTCGAAGGCTTGCGGGACGTACTTTTGGTACGTGGACGGGAAATAATTCCCTAGGATTGGGTAGGTCATAGGTGAAGCTCCTTTCAGTTAGAGTGCGAACAAAAGCGGTAGGAACCCGTAGGTAAGGAGGAAACACAAAAGGGAGGTGATTTTCCTTCCATTTGTGGGTTCACCTTAACGTAGTGGTTTCTGCTTTTGCGAACACGTTTAATAGACTAACATAAACAATTCATTCATCTCATCGAAAACCTGTTTTTCTACTCTTAATAGGCTCCGTCTGTACTCCATGAGTAGTTGCGCAAAAGATTGAGAACCGACTTTGCCTTCCCGGATTTGATGGAAGGTTTCCGTGTCGCTTTGGTTTAAGCCGCCGGTCATGGTCGTGTCTGTCCCGCTGGTGCTGTTCTGGTTGGTGGTGTTCGTGACGGTCTGATCGCGGTTATTCAGGTTGTCTTCGTGGTTCTCTATAATCTGATCGGCGTATTCCAGGACACTTCCGGTCGGATCAGTCACTAGTTGCAACCGGTCTTCCGGCATACTCGCGGTCAGTTCCCGGTTGAAATTCTTCTCCGACAACGTTTCATCCGTGTTTTTCGTGCCTGTGGCTTCGGATTGATCGGTCACATCCGTGTTACCGGTCATGTTCGTGGTTTGGGCGCGGTCTTTATCGGTGTTCGCCGACAAAATCGTTTTCGTGTTCGTCAACGGGTCGAAGGTGATCTTCTCACTCAAAAACAGTTGATTGTAGTAGGGCATATTCAAGTTGAGCCAATCTTCCAGGCGCATTTTGAACAACCCGATCGTTTCAAAACCGATTTCCCGCATGTAGAAATGGGTCACAAAGTGCGTTTCAAACGTTTCCCGGTAGTCTTCATCAAAGAACGGGTAGTCAAAATCAAACAACTGTCTGCGGCCTTTGTCGAGGATTTCTTTCCGGGGAAGGGAAGACCCGTAACTGAAACTGTCGATGTAGCGGCGCAATTCGATGGTGTAATCAGCCATTGGGTTGTCCTCCTGTTGTGGGATTTGCTAACTGTTTGAGTTCGTCCACAACCGCTTTTCGCAGCTTCACGCGGAGGTTCAATCCGTACAGTTCATTGATCAAGTCGCACGCTTCTTCGCGGGATTTCAAGAAGATGTTGGAACTGGATTCAATCTGTTCATCGTTGCTGTCCACTTCAGAAGTAACCATGCGTTCCCGTTTTTCCAGGTTCGCGTTCTTGATGCCAAGGTAGGTCATGACTTCATTCCAGACCGCATTCTTCTGCGTATTTAATTTATCCACCACATAAGGGGCATCGGTCTTGAAGACTTTGATGCTATCGGTATTGACACTTTCATGCGTGATAATCACGGGCGCATTGCCTTCATATTGGTTGTAAATGTTCAACATGGACAATTTGTTGTTGTCGTTGGCCGTGATGAGGACCGGGGTTTTCTGGGCGTTCTGATTGACCTTGATGATTTCTTTCAGCTCGGACAAGTCTTCGGCGAACATGCGTAAACTAGGGAACGTGGACTTATGCAAGTCATTGTTCCAGATCACCACGCCGCTTTCGGGTGTTTTGTCCATGTCACTGTAACGATAGGTTTCAAACGTCTTCGTGTACTGTGGCGCTGTGGCGTGAAATTGTTTGGGTAAATGGTAGTGATCCAAGGTGCCGGAGATCGTTCCCTGGACGGCGATGAAGCCGATTTCCGGGTCTTTGAAAAAGCCAACCCGGCCTTGTTGATGCAAAATCATTTCTAAATAACGTGGATCAATGCTGGGTGGGAGGTTTTCCCATTCAAACAACTGATACGCCAAGCTGCATAAATAGTCAAAATAATGCAGATACCAACTGTTGGCGAATTCGCCTTGCAAGTCGGCTGGGCTTTTGCGTGTGCGGTTGCGGACCAATTAGATCCCTCCGTTCAGTAAAGCATAATTCCCGATATCATCGGTGTGCCACAACGTGATGCCATTGTCGAAAATGGCTTTCAGTTCAGCCAGATCCTCGTTGTTGAGGTCAGCCAGAATTCTGCAATTCAACGTTTGCACATAGTTCCAAGAGTTGCGGGTGTGAAAATTCGGTACTTTCAGTTCGTTGACTTTGTAGCCGTAAGCATGCCAGAAGTCAGATAGTTTCTTCTGGTATTCCGGTTTGATTTGTTTGAGGACAATGTTGTAGCCATCGTATTCATTTCCATAATCGAAGGCGATGTTCCCGCCCATTTTCGCGATGGAAGGTGGTATGTTGGAAATGTCTTTTATCTGGGCGTTGATGCTTTGTAATTGCAAGACAGCGTTCCCTGCACCTTGCACCGTGTTCACCACACCATTCGCTAAGCCTGAAGTAGTGCCAATCGGACTAGCTAAACTACCCGCAATACCGGCAACGCCAGAAAGAGTGTTCATCGTACCATTAAAAACAATGTTATTTCGGTTGGCTTGAATACTGTTCTTGTGTCCTTGCATATACGCAGCCAGATAATCACTCACCACGGCAATATCATGGGGGTCATTGTCGATCAGCGCATGGTCTATCGCTGTGGGTTGTGTGGCTGCTTCTGTTGCATCCCCGATCATATCGGTATTGTTGTAATCAGCTAAGGCAAACATGGTTTTGTTGCTGATCCCGACAGACCCACGCATTAAAACGGTTAGGTAGTTGTTGGTGATATCCTCCAACCGAAACTCGTACTGATTGCCCTTGAAGTCCGTCAACAAACCAACTGTGTACGGATACATCAACAGTTTGCTTTCACCTACTGTGGCCAAACCATCATACTTGTCTGCGAGGATTTGTTCTTTTTTGACAACAAAGCGTTCGGCTTCCTGGATATAATACAATGGGAAGTTTCCGGTTGTATCATCAGACCAAGTGACTTTCGGCACGAGTTGCCCGGAACTCAAGAACGAAATTTTGTCGTACGACACGCCTTCCACGCTTCCAGCATCAGGATAGACCGTGATTCCCAAACCAGGGTAGTCCGTCACATACGCGGACACAACACGGTTGACCGCTTCGTTGGACGTATACAAGTTTTCCATAACCAACGCGGGAGTGGGAATCAACGTGTCTGTGTAAAAGTCGTGGATCGGTTTCCCATTGGTATAGAAGGGAACTAAGTAATAACTCAATGGTTGCGGGACCCCAATCGTGTGTCCGTAAATTTTCCCGTCCACGCGTTCCGGTGTGATGGAGGTATGCAGACTGGAATTGGCCACGATGATCAGGAACTTCATCCCAGCATACGGTTGGTATTTTTTACGCCATACCACATCGTACGCTTCCCCGTAGTTCAACTGTTCGGGAACCGTATTCCGAACCGGTGTGCCATTGGTATTCCAAAGTTTGGTGTGTTCCCGTAGGACAAAACTCGGTTTAAACGCGTAATCGAAGCGCCACGTTTGCAAGACATCCAGTTGGAAATGCACATAGGTCGTGCCTGAGTTTTTGTATTCCAGTTTCGTCACGAACGCATAAAACCATTTGTCGTAGGTTTTGGCATTCTGAAACATCAGGTAATTAACCGTGCGCAAGTCGTCAATCGGCGCGCTCACCGCGATATAGGTTTTATCCTCGAAACGTTGGAACGTGACTTGTTGCATGCTTTTCGGACACGTTCGATTCAAAAAATAGGCGGTTTGTTGCGCTTTGGTATCGAACCAGCGCGTATCTTTGTAATCATTATAGAAAGGAACGCCCGACAAAAGCCGGACGTTCGTTCCCGATAATGGGACGGTCGCCATAAGCGTTCCTCCTTATCTTTTGATATTTATTTAGCGGAAACGTGTTCTGAAAAGCAGAAACCACTCCGTTAAGTTAAAACCGCAACGGGAAGGAAAAGCATTTCCCTTTTGCGTTTTCACCTTACCTACGGGTTCCTTAACGCTTTTCATCGCACTCTTATTTATTGTACAACCGTAACAATCGATTCGCCTTTGACCAAGATCGGCTCGAGTTCTGTTCCGATATTCACACTGGCCGTAACAATCAATTCACCTGTTTGCCCTGCTGCGATTGTCAATAGACCATCGACAACAGTTGTGCCAGAAGTAACCGTGTTTCCGTCTTTTCCGGCAACGGACCAGGTTACTGCGTGTTCAGCCCCATCAGTAGCACGTACGTATACGTTGTATTGGTGGGTCTTTGTTGGTTTGATCGCGAGGATGGTAGGGTCCACAATCACTTGTGTAACCGCTGGAACCGTCCCACTGACGAAAGCCACGGCATTGGCGAAACGCGATGCCGATAGGGTCTGCCATACATGGTAGAAATAATTCCAGTACAGGCCTTTCGGGTTGCGGATCGTTTCCATTTTTTGTAGGTTGTCGTAAACCATGAACCAGGATTCATCGACTAACACACATTCCAAACCAGTCGAGGAGAAACCGTCAATGATGGTCACGTGTCCCAAGAAAGTGGTGCGGTCCATGTTGAAGGCTTTTGCCAACACATCGACATCCATTTCTGCTTCCAGGTCTGCATCAATCAACAAGTGGAGGTTTTCCATTTCAGAACGAGCGCGGACCGCCAAGGCGTTAAAATTACGCGAGCCGTTTGGCAACGTCATTTTACGCGCAGTCGCACGGATTTTCTTGACCAATGCAGCCGTTGCGGTTGCTGTGGTTGGGGCATCGACATTGACTACCGTAAACAAGCCTTTGGCATAGTAGTTGTCGATAACCAGTTTCATGTATTCATATTCTTCGACTTCTGCGGAGTTGTAGATCGCATTCAAAATGCTTGTCACGAACTGATCAAAGTGATTCCACGAAATGAAGGCGGTTTTCAACTGATCATCCTGTATCGTTTGTTCGTAGAAATCTTGACGGTTCCGTTCGTGGAACAACGTTTTTACGTTCGGGATGGCACGTTTGAAGACGGTAGATTCCGCATCTTCCACATCGTACTTTTGACCCTTCGTGATATCCGTGAAAATTTCTTCGATCGTACGGCCTTGTGGCATTTGTCCTTTTTTGAATTTCTTCAACGGGTTGTGTAACGAAGCGTATTTGACAACGACTAAACCGATGCGGTCAACCAAAGCGGTAACGAAATCATTTTGTAGGGTTTGGTTGCCTAGGATGGCAGCCCCGATTTCTGTGACATTATCAACGGATGCCAGCGGCACGTAGTTGGTAAAGTTCGGAGAACTATTGGCAATGGCGTTTACGATATCATACGTTTCCGTGATACCGAGGGAAGTTTTTACGTCCCCGATGGTGATTCTACTCATAGATTAGCCCTCTTTTCTAATTCTTCTATCGTAATCGTTTCGGACAGTGCTTGCTTTTTCTTTTCTTCTGGTGGTTCCCCGCCGCCGACTATGCCCGCTTGTCGGAACAGTTTGGAATTGCTGATCACCAGGTCGTCATTGTTGCTTTTCAGTTTCGCATTCGCGGCGGCCAGTTCTTCTGCTGTTTGTCGTTCTTCTCTAAAATCGGTGCGCAACTCTTGCAGAATTTCTGTCTTACGCGCTTGCTCTAAATCCGGCACCAACAACTCGGCTAACAGTTCGTCATGTTCTTCTACGCTTCTTGCCATTGAATATCACTCCTATCTTTATTCTATGGGTTAGTATACCATGCCAAACAACCCAAATTCCGCGAATACAATAGAAGAAAGAAAATAGTTTAAAAGAAACGAAAAAAGTTTTGTACATTTTTCGTAAAAAGCTTGCAAAATGTACAGGTGGGTGGTATACTAGGATTTGTAAGGGAGGTGACAAACAAATGGCCAGGCTCACAATGACAAAAGAAGTCACGCAAACCGAAATCGTTTTGGCCAAGATGGGGAGGAAAGATGGGAAGTCGTATGCAGAAGACTTACCCAACGAAATACTGATCGGCAATGTGTCCTTCGGGAAAGCCCAGGAACGCATGAAAGAAAAGTATGGAGAAGGCACCGTGGTGTTTGAAGTCCATCCACAAACCATCGTCTACGAAATGCCGGTGGAGGATTTCATCAAGGTTGCAACAATCCGCGAAGTCAAGGAATAACGAAGCAAAGAAGAAACGAAGCAAACAAAAAACAACTAACCGAAAAGAGGAAATCAAAATGACAGAAAACACAAACGAAATCCAAGTACAAGCAG